TGAACCAACGGTTCAGGACAACCTCTCAATCATTGAAGCTATCACTACAGACGAAGTAAAGTGGAAAACAATAACAGTAGAGACATTCAATCCAAAAGAAGCATCAGACGACTTCACCGACAGTGGATTAACCAAGAAAGTAACAACAGAGTTTTATTTCGATCAGAGAGTCCCGGCTAAAAAGGAGAGAAAATGAGGAAAATAAGTAGCGACGAACACCTCGCCAAGCTTTCCCTTGTGCGAGAACGAATAGGCGTTGATGTGTGGGCCTCGATGACTAATGATGAGCGAGAGCGGGCGCTTGAGAAGATTAAGCCAAAGGAGAAGAAATGAGCAGGATTAAAGAGCTGGCGAGAGAGATACGGATGAATGCTTGTAGACACCGTGACCGAAACGGCGATAGGTGGGACTATTACGAGGTTGAACGCACCAACAAACTTTTAGACCTTATCGACGGAGCAGAGGAACACCAGTTAGCCCCGCTGTGTTCTAGCGGGCGAGAAGGAATGTGGTTATTCTTCCCAGACCCACAACCTACGCTAAAGGATGCTGCACAAGCGGTTGTGGAGGAGAGGATGGCGGCGCTAAGAAGTAATAGCATATTGGACAAAAGGATAGACAACCTAGCCGCAGCACTAAAGAGAGAGGATTAAATGACAACACACAACAAAAGAAGAACAGAAACCATAACCGCTCAGAAGATTTCTAAGGTATATCATGGGGTTGGGGGTAGGGATAGGTACTCCAATGAGGCTGAAAGTGCCTTAGACAACGTTACAGCGCGTGTCATAGCACTTGTGGGTAGACTTATTGTGGTGGATGGTGACATAAAGGGCAAATCAGATATGCCGTTAGTTCAACAGTCCGGTCACGCCGATGGGATTTCTATGTACGAAGACGCATTTATCGCCAAAGAACTACTGGCGATGACCAAAGCATTAAGCTTAGTGGTGAGTGATAGTTTTATTAGAGAGAACAGAGAAAAGAGATTACAGGAAGCGAGGGAGGGCAAATAATGGGTAATTCTCCAGATTGACCAGCCGTAACGCAGTTACGGGGACAAAAGAAGACCCCCGGACTAATCCAGAGGCTTTCTTAGTTGATATAGGTTAGGTTTATTGTTTGTCCTTGCATGTGTTCCTGGCCGGACGTATGGAGCCAACCTCTTTGTGCCTACGGAAACAACTTGGGGTCGTTTGGCGAAAATCTCCTTTTGTCCGTGGCTTGCCGTGGTAGCAAGCATCACAACCTTTGTCCATGTTAATCACCGCCCTTCTCTCTCTTAACCGCCAGGTTAAGGACTAAGGTAAATGTCTATCAACAGCATCCTTTAAGAACTGCGTCTGTGTTAGGTGGTCTTTAATGTTGTGTTCAATATCTTCTGTTTTTCTTTTGGACAAGAACAACCTTAACCGATCTAACCGCTTAGACCCCAGTTCACAATGTATCTGGCCATCATATTTACGCATTACCCCTCCCTTACATGCTTTGAATGCAGAGCAGCAAGTGTTCCTGTTTCTGTTTCGTCAGGAGAGTGGATATTGTTGATGCGTACCATAATCACGTTATCCTCTGGCCATATCTGGTAATAATATTCTATGTCTTCGTGCAGTGGGCCGGAATCAATATAAACATCGCCGGGGCCATCTTTGTTAGCCAACACATAGAACGCCGCTAGATCGTACATGTCTGGTTCGTTTACTCGGTAGCCATATCCTCCACTCGCATCATACCCTTTGTTTGCGAGGTCACGCATGGCCTTGATATTCTTCATGCGCCAGGACGGGTAGCCGTCACTGTGATGATACAGGCGGGCTACAAATGGTGTGCCTCCGTCCGGCTTGTGCTCGTAAAAGTCTATGTTGCTTCTCGTACTCATGTTAAATACCTCCCAGTATTTGGTTTAATTAAGTTCCCGTCGTTCGATCATGCGGGTTGATGTGTTCGGCTCGTTCTCGCGGTAGTCCTTGAGATACCCTCTTGCTTCAAAGTAGGTTTCTGCGGCGGTCAAATCCTCCCAACCATACCCGTAGTTCCCTTGTATCACATGCAGATATGTATATTTGTTCTTTTTCATTCTATACACCCCCTAAGATTTGGTTAACAGTCAGCATTTTTGACTGGACTAAACTAACGGCAGAGCTGGCTATTAACAGGCCAATAACAACAAAGTAGATGATTAGTGCTCCTCTAACGATAGTCATTGTTATTCACACTCCAAGACTCTAGCGTCCTCGCCACAGTTCGCAGCGTAGGCGTCTGCCACCAGTTGATCGTCGGTTACATAGAGAAGAACCCCGTTAGCGATTACTTCGTACCACATCTTTACCTCCCGTTGGTTGCCTACCCCATAGTGTACACATGGTAGGAGTAGAAGTCAATAAAACAAGGTTTAAGGGGTTGAGCAGGGAGAACACCACAGAGGGAGAGGGCAGTCGCAACCACGGGTTGCGGGGTAACCCTTAAATATGGTATACAGCGTAGGTAGTATTTACACTTATCCCCAGGAGACAAAGCCCATGACAGTCAAGGACAAGGTCGCAGTCTATGACAAGGCAGAAGAGATAGAAAAGAAGTATTGCGGGGCCAAAACCAAGAGCGGGAAGACCTGTGAAAGACCTCAAGGATGGGGGACATGGCATCCGGGTCAAGGGAAATGCAAGTTACATGGTGGGGCAAGTCCGTCAGGGCCACGGAGTATGTATGTACAGCATGACCAGGACTTATTAGAGAGAGTTAAGGAATTAAAGGAAGACCCAAACCTAACCAGCATCCCTGAACAGATAGCCTTATCAATAGCTATGATGGAAAGAGCAGTTAATAACCTAGAGAGTGATGAGAGCAGTAAGTTAGAACAGGCTAAATCGGTGGGTGTAATAAGCACCAACCTAGCAAAGATGATCGAGACCAACCACAAGATACAGGTAGGACACTATCTTTCACCTGACCACGTACAAGACCAGATAAGGAAAGCAGCAGGCCACATACAGCGATCATGTAAAGGGTGTGACAAGCTGGAGACACTAGCCCAAGAGCTACAGGCCATGACCTCTCAAGAGTAGGGTACTCTAGGTACTCAACCAGTACATATCCCCCCTTAGAATGGCTTACAGTGCGTTGACAGTGGTAGATTGGGTGATTAAGCCAGTGTTAACACGTGTTAGAGGACCAAAGTGCCAAGAGTTAGCAGCGTGATACCGGGTATAGGGGTATGATAGGGGCCGGGGTATGACCCCTGCCGGTGGGTTCGGTATATATGACTATTACCAGCTCAGTCAACATATTATTTTATTAAGTACCACCTCTGACAAGATAATATTTTTTAGTAATAACACTACTACCAGGAGGAACTATGAAAAAGTACTTCACCTACAAGAGAGATGTACGTACCTATTGGTTGTGTCTTGCTTTTGAGAAGCCTTTTTGGTTCTACTTGTCTTTAAATATCCCTAAGATAAGGTTCTGGTCTTCTTTTGGTCTACTAAGACATGAAGGTCGTCTTTGTTTCCGCAGGCCACTGCTACGGTTCCCTGAAAAGGTTGTCTGTACGCTTGAGGGAGAATATATCCCGGCTAAAGACTACAGCCTGGAAGTACACGGACAGATACATTAGTATACTTGCCACGTATACGTATATGTGTATAATAAGGATATGAACGTTGGTCAACTCATATGGGTGTTAAGGAAGCATCCATCAGACATGGAAGTTGTCTTCGCTGATTGTGAGTACGGAGATTTACAAATTAGTGACGCAGAGATTACCGACAACTATCGTGGCTTCGACCAGACTGAGACTCGCAGAGAAGTGTTGCGCCTATCATGAATAAGACCATCTACTTAACCGACGAAGAACATGCTTATGTTGAGAAACAAGGTAAAGGCTATGTCCGTACATTAGTCCAGGCCGACATGGCTCTCACTGAACCTGAAAAGGTAAAGAGGGTTAAGAAGAAGATCGGGGCCGTGGCAGATGACCCGTTGGTCGAGGTTACCCCAACGCAAATGATTGTTCAGGTTCCGCATACACCCAAAGAACCTATTAAGAAGATATACAACACTGGCTCACCTAAACAGACAGATAATACGAACACCTGTAAGAAGTGTGGTCATATCTTGTCTGTGGGTAAATGTGTTAATCCTGAGTGTAAGAAATGAAAGAATCTTTAGGAAAACAATACAATCGGGTACAAGCCGCTGCTCTTGGTCTTACAGGGATAGCCAAACCATCAAAACTCATAACCATCTCCCCTTGTTGCTGGGTATGTGAGTCCTTGTATTTGTGTCCTGGGCATGATGGAGAAGTCTTTGTGGGCCGGACTGAGGTTTGGTGTAAGAGCGAAGAGGCGGGTACCAATAAAGAAATAGAAGACCCACTAACTCATAACTGCCCATCATTCAATCTCAAGAAGGAGCTGTGTAATGATTAGTCCTCAAGCTGCGCTTGAGAAGAGCATGGATTCGTTCTATGAATATCTGACCACTAAACGGCCAGAGTTTATGCTTGAGATGGCATTAACCGGGCGTGTTGTGTTCAGCCCACAAGAGTTACTGGACGACTACTTAGCTGACGGAGAGGGTGGCGACTTATGAGAGATATAGATGGATGACAACACAACCATAACCTCAACCGATCTACTGGAACAAGAACAGACTTGTAGGGATTGTGATTGGGAAGATGACTTTTGGTGCGAGGCTTTGCCTGCCCCGGTGTTTATAGGCAAAAGAACAACCACCTGTAGCCTATTCAGATTGCCGGTTCCCCGTGGCTGAACTACTTAAACCACCATTCAACGACAAGAAGACCATAGACCCACAAGAACTACTAGAGGCTATGGTGGACACCATCACTAACCTAGAGGGGGCGGTGATAGGCTTAGAACTTCAAGTACAAGGTATTCTCAAAGAGATAGAAACAATAAAGAAAGGCACAAAGACATATAAATAACTATTACAGGAGGTAGTTATGGAAACGGCAGAAATAATCACCAAAGAGGGGTTTTTTGAACGCTTTGCTGATGGGGTGGTTCATATATCTGTGCATAGCCCCGGCAAAGACGATTATCGTTTCTTTCTTGATTTAACCGCAGACGAATGGAACGAAGTCATTTTTGGTCTAGATACTTTGATCGAGGTTGCTCCACATGAATAGGCGTACATTCCTTAAATGGTTAGGAGCCACTGGTGTTGTAGCCGCTACTACTGACCCTTTAGAGCTGTTGGCTGGTAGTCCTGAAACAGAAGACGTTTCAGAAGAACCCGCCTACTATGAACGCTTTGCGGGTATGCCTGTCACGGGCGATACGGGGGTGATGGGGATGATAACTGTTCCCTACACTGTTGGCCGTAGCGAGTACAAAGCATGAAGTTAGACGTAGGCTGTGGATTCAATAAAGAAGATGGATATATAGGAATAGATATACAAGACCGTGATGGTGTTGATATTGTCCATGATTTGGAGGTGTTCCCGTGGCCGATCAAGGATGAAGAGTGCGAACAAGTACACTGTAGTCATATAGCCGAACACATTAAACCGTGGCTACAGATGGATTTCTTTAATGAGATATGGCGCATCATGAAGCCAGGCGGGGTAATGCAACTCAACGTCCCTTACGCCGGTTGTCATGGCGATATACAAGACCCAACCCACTGTACGTCATGGAACGAACTAACCTGGTATTACTACGACCCAGAGTTTCCGTGGTATGAGATGTATCAACCTAAACCTTGGAAGTGTACGGAACAGACCACACTAAGAGCTATGGTGGCAGGACGACCAACAGGGGCCATACAAGCCCTTAATCATGTTATGACGAAGATAGCCCCATGAAGTACGGCCTGAACGACATCTTTTCAATAAAAAAGTATAGCCTTGGTAAATACATAGTCGATGAACCAAAACGTACCAGTATCGTTTCATTTTGGTCTTCTGAGTTGATTGAAGATGATGGCAAAGAAGTACCGCCAATCAACCAAATATATTATCGAATAACAACACCCGAAGACGACCCGATACCCTCCAGGGAGTTGCTGGACAAACATATGGAGGAAATGTTGTCAGGCCCAGTTGAAATGCCAGAGGGTGTTCGTAAATTCTCGAACGCAAAGGATTTATTTAGAGGGGCTACAGATATAACAGAGCGCGATGTATGAGAATACTATTCTACGCCGATTGGCCTCTGAGTTGGCCGTATCTGACACCGATGTTTAATTATATGAAAGCACTAAACGAGAAATACGACCGACATTGGGAATTAGGGCGTTGGGATTCAACCAATATGGGGAGTAGTGGGGATTTAGATTATGACTACGTATTTGTAACCGATGAAGAATCGAACTGTCCCGCCAAAGGCACATACGTCAACCTAACCCACGGTCTAGCCTCAAAAGGTCAATCATGGTCAACGAGCCGTAAAGATACATACCTGAACTACCCAGGCTTTATTGTATGTCCATCTGAATACTATAAGGACTTATTGACGAACATGGGGGTTAGTGAAGACAAACTGATTGTAGCGGGGTTGACCAAGTTCGATGGAATCAAGAAGATACCGCCACTAAGAGAGAAGCCAAGAGTATTATTTGCACCCACCTGGAACCCGGAACTCTCTGCTATATCGGTATTGAAAGATTCAATCTATGAGATAGAGGGTGTTAAGGTACACCTCCATGAACGGAGCCGGTCACACTCAGACGCACCACAATTATATCCAAGGTATTCGTCTGGCGATGTGACCCAAGCCATTTTAGATAGTGACATAGTAATTGCTGATTTCGGTTCTACTGTACTAGAGGCCATGGCTTTAGGTAAATATGTGATACAGGTGGCAAACCCTGAACATGAAGAGTGGTACTTAAAGAAAAAGAGCATTCCGTCATTTGATTTGCCGAAACTACCCGAGTTTTTCTACACATACAAATACGCACGAAGAGCAGTAGAAATAGATGGGGTCAAGCACTCCATACAAGATTACATGAGGTATGACAAGGGATATGCAAGCTGCCCAGACTGGCTGGATACCATAGTAGAAAACATCGGCAACGCCAGTGAGGTGATATATGAATCACTCTTTGGTGGAAAAGCTGATTAAAGATTGTGTCATCAAACAAACCCGCTGGGATAATGCCGTACCGCTGCCGCAGAAGGTAGAAGCTAAGAGATACGGATACGAACAAATATCAGAATATGTCACTAGAGGTCGGATATTAGACTTAGGTGGAGAGGAGTTCTACCACGATCTTTACAAAGACTACGACCTGGTAACGATTAACTTACCCCACGACATGCACCAGGGGATAGTACAAGACGGTATGGGGTTTGACGCAGTATTAGCCATGCACGTACTGGAACACTCACCCTTTCCGCTTTATGTGTTGGCGCTCATCAACGATGCACTAAACAGCTATGGTTATCTCTATGTAGCGCTCCCAACCCACACAACAGATGCCTTTTGTGAGATAGAAGAACACTTTACGATTATGCCGACAAAGATGTGGGAGAGACTGTTTAAAGAGGCAGGGTTTACGATAATCAGCCACGACATAGGAAAGTTTGGGAATACTCCCGATTGGGTAGAGGAGCGTTTCTTGTGTCGAAAGTCTACATAGCTGGGGTGTGGGATACGTTTCACATCGGACACCTCAATATCCTCCAAAGAGCGAAAGCCTTGGGGGATTTTCTAGTTGTAGGGGTCTTAACCGATGAGGCTACCGAGAGATACAAACCAAGAACGATAATCAGACAGAAAGATCGCCTAGAGATAGTCAAGGCCATCAAGTACGTTGATATGGCGTTCTTCCAGAAAGACACAGACCCAACGAAGAACGGAGAGCTACAGTACTTCAATCCCGACATTCTGATTCATGCAGACGATTGGGATTATGTCCCTGGACAAGATTGGATGCTAGAAAAACAGAAGACCGTCATGCTGTTGCCATACACGCCAAATATATCCAGCACCCTCATAAGAGAGAGGATTATAGATTGCCAGCCAAAGGAGCACTGATTCCCGGAAAAGTATGTAAAGGGTGTAACACATACATGCCACGGGATGCGTTTCTTGGCACGAAAAGAAAAAAAGGAGGCTCTCTTTCTCACATGTGTGCGCCCTGCATGGCGGAATACAGAAAATCATGGCGGCTAAAGCACCCTGAAAAAGCTGCGGAGGCAAAGAGAAAACACAATCTTAAAAAAAATTATGGGCTGACTATAAGTGAATATGATGCTCTCTTTGCCAGGCAAGGTTACAAGTGTGCGATTTGCGACAGAAAACCAGAGACTCGGACAAGACAGGGGAGAAAGCTAAGACTAGCCGTAGATCATTGTCATGAGACAGGCCAAATAAGAGGGCTGCTGTGTGCTGACTGTAACCGGGCTATTGGACAGTTGGGAGACTCGGCAGAGAGAATCGAAAAGGCACTAGCATATTTGTCGAAAACGACTACGTAATTAATTTAGTTTTCTGTGGCCCGGAGTAGTGGAAACGGAGTCACGATGACGAAGAAGGATGATTTGATATGGAGACTAAAAGAGCCTCCGACAGCCGATGAGGTCGCCCGCCTTGTCGGACAAAGTATTATTACGGAGAAGCAGGCGTTTGGCTTACTTTTCCGAGAGGGCAACATTAACACCAACGAGTTAAAAGACATTAAGAAAGAAGTCGAACTACTCAGAGCGTTGGTGTTGGAGCTTTCTAACAAAGAGCCCACAACGATATTCCCGATTGTCGAGCGATACCGAGATAGGTATCCGTGGTATCAGCCTTACCAGGTATGGTGTTCTAGTACGGCATCAACCAATGCAGATATTACACTTACAGGAACCAGCTTAGACTCGACTAGCGCAACACTGACAGTCCAAGACACTAATATTGTCGAATAACTAACTTCTTCGGGCCACAGAAATTTGTTAAGTCCACAGAGATCAGGAGGCTTTGTGCAGAGCATTAAGGTGTTAACAGACAAACACGCAGGAGAAACAGGATATGTGGTGGGTAAAGGCCCATCACTACTCAAACTAAGCGCAGACCACTTTGGAGAGGGGCCGATAATAGCGATAAACCAGGCTGTTCAACACGTAGAGGCTCTAGGACTAGAGAACACAGTCTATGCGTTACAGAAGAACCCTTGTGATGAAGTGATAGCAGGAGAAGACATTTGTGGTGGGTGTGAGAGCGGCCCTCCGGGGTATCCAGAACCAGAAAAAGCAGCGTTGTTGTTGTCGTACCCAGAGACACACAACTGTTACAGCCATTATCCTGACAGATTTATGTTTATCGACACACATGACTTAGGGTTCAAAGACCGAATGATGCCGTCACTCCCAAACGCCTGTAGGTTATTAGAGTTGATGGGGATAAAAGATATTAAGATACTTTGTTGTGATGCTATAGACGGAGAGGGGTTATCGGTAGACCACACAGGAGAGCCGTATTACGCCTCTCACTTCAAGTCTCCGACCCATGCCATAGCCTACTACCGTAGCAGCGCTCAGAGGGCGCAGGAGAGCATGTCCGTACCGTTTAAGTGGGTGAGTGTATGTTAGAGATGATTGTTCCATCAATACTTATGTTATTGGCAGTAGGGGTAGGGTTTTACATAGGAAGAATGCCCATAGATGCGAACATACGTGCGCCTAAGAGAAAACAGAAACCTCAACCGATGACAGTGACGAGCCGACAAGGGGAAAGACAGACCGTAGAAGAACCAGAAGTAAACCCGATACTCAGCTACCAGGAGCCAGAATGAGAGCATCAAAGGATATGTTCGCCCAGAAGATACACGATAACCACGTTAATCGTGTGGGGCCGGTCTTAACCAGAGTAAAGAATCTTATTTACAACGGAGTAAGAGTAGAGATTAGAAGCCAACTCAACAAAGAGATGATACGAGAATACAAGGCGGTCGTGTATCTTCAACGTAATTCACGAACATTAGAGGCTGTTATAGACCGTGATGAAATGGCAATGATGATTGGCTTAGCCGAGAAGCCTACAGTAAAGAAAGATGTAACAGTTCCCGCTTATGGGATTACAGCCAAGATAAAGTTACGCAAAGCGCCTCATGACAAATTAATGATAATCATGGAAGACGGCAGAGGAACACTAAGAGCGGTGGTTGACCCCAAAGATTTAACAGCGGCACTAAAGGACGAGGGCTAATGTGGTCAAGAAAGAACAGAAAGCTCCCGATATTCTCAAGTCCATCGGGACAATACTTGCACCTGTTAAGACTCCACCTAAAGTTTCTGATTGGATAGTAGAACAAGGGCTAATTACCCCTGACGGTGTTCCTTATGAGTTTGTTCACCGGAAGTTTCTGGCAGACCTGGCGAATGACTGGAACCCAAACCAAGCATCACCTAAAGGCGCTCAGATGGGCCTTACAGAGATATATAGCATCAAGACTATCTTTGCTGCCAAGTATCGCAAGTGGAATATCATCTATACATTACCGAGTGATGACGATGTTTCCGGTTATGTTAATTCTAAGTTCAACAGGATACTGGAAGAAAACAAAGTCCTTGACGAGTTTGTTCAAACCAATCGTTCTATCGGGTTAAAGAGAATTGGCAACAGGTTTATCTATTTCAGAGGGACTAGAGGGGCAACAGAAGCTCTTACCATTTCCTCTGACCTTAACGTATACGATGAGTGCGACCAGGCTGACCAGGAGACTCTTAGAAAGTATGAGTCACGGCTAGGCAACTCCCAATACCAAGGCCAGTGGTGGCTGTCTAACCTATCAGCGCCTGGTATGGGTGTCCACGCCCAGTATGAAATGTCAGACCAAAGACATTGGCTCATCAAGTGCTCTCACTGTAATCATGAACAATATTTGTCTTGGCCTGATTCAATCGAATACGAATTAGACCACAAAGAAAAGGTGGTTTACGCCCAATACATCTGTAAGAAGTGTAAGCGAAGCATAGCCGACCACGAACGCTCTGACGGTATCTGGGTTCCATATGAGAACTCTAATATGTCGGGGTATTGGTTGAACCATCTGATGTGTAGCTGGCATAGCGCAGAATACGTTGTGAAGAAAGCACACACGGTTGGAGGGCAATCATACTTCCATAACTTTGTCTTAGGACTTCCATATAAAGGTTCAGACACAACAGTAGACAGAGACACGTTGATGAGGGCAAGAATAGACGTTCCCCCCGATGAGTACGCACACCTGCCCGTGGCAATGGGGATTGATACCGGAGCCGAGTGGCATGTGGTCTTAGGGAACGCTAAAGGAATATTTTTACAGCTAGTATGTGACGAGGCTAAGGCTAAATCGTTAATAGCCAAACATAATCCAGTAACAGTCATTGACCTTAAAGGCGACCCAACTGCTACACGCAAACTAATGAAAGAGTATCGGGGTCGTCTTTTTGGTTGTGACTATCAGATAGACAAAGCAGATAGAGAGACTATCCGCTGGGCGACCAAAGAGAAGTACGGAGTTGTTTATGTAGACCGCACAAGAATCATTGACGAAGCAATAGATGATTTAACCAGTGGCCGTATGAACATCATCAAGACCGACAACACAACAGCAGAGAGACTAGAGAAGTTCATTCGTCATTGGGAAGCTCTCTACAAGACGAAGATATACGACAAGAGATTAAACGTAGAGCGTGACAAATGGGAGAACCACGGAGCTGACCACTTCTCTCACGCAACGTGTTATTTCAAAGTCGCATTAACGAAACTAGTTCATGACCCGATATCGGTGACAACAGACAAACAAGAGAAGCCCACGGGCAAGTTTTACGAGGCCAGTTTAGAGTACGTTCTTAGTGGTCAGAACAAAAGGGGTAAAGATTGGCGACTAATCTAACAGAAGACGAAAGAAAGAATCTGCTACTTGACCTGGACTTTAAGGTTACTGATACAGATGAAATGATAAACACAAAGATTGACACGGCTATCAATCTTGCCCGCAAACATGGGTACAACAAGAAGCGCAAAGAGTGGGATACGGCCGATAAGTTGTTTGCCGGGGATACAGAGTCGTTGATTCGTAGCGACCACGACCAAAGCCCTGCCTACAAGAGCGATACTGTGTTGAATTTGGTGTATCCGTTTGTCCGTAATCAGGCAGGGTTAATGACCGACCAGCGCCCTCAACCTGTGGCTATTCCTAGTTCGTCTAATGACCAAGAGGAATATGAGGCTAAACTAGAGAGAGCGAGACTTGTCGATAAGACCCTTGGTGCGAAGTGGGAAGAAAAAGGGATGCAAGAGAAGCTTCCAGAGGCCGCTATTCAACAGACTAAGTACGCGGATACGTTCTTTCATCCGTTCTGGAACTTCCATGAAGACGATGTGGACTGCGTAATAGTCCCGCCACACAACCTATTTATCGAACCTAACGCGAAATCATTAGACGAAGCGGATTGGTTAATTCATCGGGAGACTCGTACAGCGGCATGGCTAACGAAACAGTTTGACCTCAAAGACAACTTCTTTGACACCAAAGACCTTGGCGCCCCAGAGGTAGCCGCAGAACAAATCACAGACACAGATGTTCAGGTTAATACTGGGACTGTGAACGAGCCAATGCCAGAGAACGCGATTACGGTAGACCATGTCTGGACAGACGATGTAATGATTATCCGTGGTGGCAAAAAGATTATTAAGAAAGAACAGAACCCTCTTTGGGAGTGGCGAGAGCCAGAGGAACAACTAGAAGAGTTCATGGACGAACAGATACAACTTATAGAAAGCGAAGGAGTTGAGGTAACAGAAGAAATACAGGCACAAATACAAGACGCCCATCAACCTATTCTCAACTTCTTTGACAGACCAATGAAACCTTATGTGCACCTCAAGTCTGTTAATGATGGAAAGCAACTCTATTCGAGCGGAGTGATGAAACAACTTCTGCCTGTTATCCAGACCATTAACCAGCGCAAACAGCAGATAGACGACAACGCTAACGACATGGCTAATGCCCAGATATGGTATGACGGCAGAGAAATTGATTCAACTACCGTAGAAGCCCAGATAGTCAACATGCCCGGTGCGGTATCTAACTTCCCCGGTATGTCACAAAATGCTGGTTCGGTTCAACGAGTTAGTGGAGTTGGTCTACCACAGTATGTTATTGAAGATATGTTTCATTCACAGAGAATCTTTGATGACATATCAGGCCAACACGAAGTTAGCCGTGGGGCTAAGGCCGTAGGGAAACAGACAGCTACCCAAGTATCGAGACAGGCAGAGGCAGACCAGGTGGTTGTGCGGCTCTTGGTACGTCAACTGGAAACCGCTACTGTCGATGTGTTCAAGTGGTGGATTCAGATGTTTAAGTTGTTCTACACCGAACCTAAACTTATCCAGATTCACGGTATTAACGATGCAAGAGACTTCTTTGAGTTCTCACGCACAGACATAGACGATGGTATGGATATTAGGGTTAAGCCCGGTTCGACCTTGCCGGTCAACAAAGAGACACGTAGACAAGAGGCGCTAATGTTGATGCAGCAAGGGTTTATGGCCCCTGTAGACGGCTATGAAGCCTTAGACTTCCAAAACCCTGAAAAAATGGCTGAGAACTTAGCTCTGTGGCAGACAGGACAAGCACCAGGACAGGTTCCACAAGAAGTAGTAGGCCACGACCCACAACAGGAAAATATCTTACTATTAGACGGCCAGCAAGTTCCTGTGAGCGAACTAGATAATCACGACCTCCACATGGAAGCACACCAAGATATGTTTATGGAAATAGCCAATAAGATACCACCTGAAATACAGCAGATAATCATAGACCACATCAATGAACACTTAGTATTGATTGAAGGACAAGGCGGCGATCAGCAAGGAGGTGCAGAATCGCCGCCAGCACAACAATAGACATATTGGAATCAAGACCGAAAGGTCTTTTTTTATTACCAGGAGGTAAACAATGCCAGATGACCAAGCCAACCAAGACCAAGGTGCTCCCGTCTCAAGCCCAGAAGCATTCATGAGCGCTACTGAGGCACCCGAGCAAGTGGGAGCAGAAGTCGAGGAGCAGTCAGATGTGCAAACGGATGAGAGTACGTCCGTCGAGGAAACGACCGAGGAGTCTGTAGAAGACCAACTGAGGGCGCAACTCGCAACGGCTAACGCTACAGCCGCCGATGCTCAACGTCGCACAGATGAGTTAAACCAGAGTTACACACAAGCCAAACAAGCCGAAGCCGAACAACGCCGCCAGGAAGAACAGTCAACTGACTACACTCAGTACCCAGAGGAAAGTCGGTCGGCTATGCAGGAGCTTGACCGCAGGATTGACGAACGAGCACAACAGATCGTGGAATCAAAGTTCGGCAACCTAAATGGTCAAGTGGAACAGCTTACGGAAAGCCAGCAAAGAGCTGTGGAAATGGCTGCGATAAAGGTGAAGTACCCAGGAGTGTCCGAGGCAGCGATAGACGAGGCGTTTAATTCGTCTGTCAGCACCAGAGAGTTTATTGCCAGAGGACTATCGGGTAATTCGGCGGCAGCCGTAGCAACAGCAAAGACAAAAGCGGATTTAACTCGCAAGAAGAAAGCCAACACAGGCGGTGGCACAGGTGGAACAGCCCAGCAGGGATTAGGGTGGGTTTATGACACCAAAAACCCTGACCACCAAAAGATGACCGCTATGGAAATCATGCGGAAGTCGAGGGAGAATTACCATGAGTAATACTTAGGAGGAATTACTATGGCGGTAGCCGATTTCGGTCGCCTGACCGCAATAACGCGGTCAAATATTCTTCCCAACGTATCTGATGCAATCGTACAGAACTCGCCAGGACTTAATCGTTTCTTGAACAAAGCGAAACGAGAAGACGGCGGCACGACACTCAATAAGATCGTAAGGTTCAAGAACAGTACTCAGGGCGGCGGTTACGCTGGCCTTGAAACGCTTTCTGCGGCCCTACAGACGACTCGTACCCAAGCCCAGTTTGATTGGCGGCAGGTATACGAGCCGATTGCGGTGTCTAACATTGAGGTTGCAAAGAACGGTGGGATTCAAAAGGTCGAGGACTTAGTTGCCCTCGACATGGAGGACGCTAAATTGTCCTTGGAAGAAAAGTTCGGTGGCTATCTTTACAGTGATGGTTCAGGGGACTCTAACAAAGTTCCCGAAGGACTTGTAAATGTAGCGGATAAAAAGTTGTCCCTATTGGGCTTACGACTTGCGGCTTAAGGCAAATTGCTGGTAATATGTTTTTATTGTGGCAAAACGCCTGACTAGAAAAGACGAGGCATTTAAGCATAGCGCTGCTTACATCGAGTGGCGACACAATGTTTATGCCCGAGATGGCTGGGCATGTAAGATATGTAGTCATAAAGGTCAGGACATAGAGGCGCATCACATATATCCATTTCGTGACTATCCTGAGTTAAGGGTAGATGTTGGAAATGGAATTACGCTATGTGTGGCCTGTCACAGAACATTATTTGGCAAAGAACGACGAGTCGCAGAAGAATTGTTAGGCTTAATAGACAATGGCGTGAATTCGGTGGAACTCCTACCAGGTAGTGCTGGGGACAATACCGAGCCAAGCCAGGTTGGAAACGACTTGGAAGGTGTAACGACTAGAGGTCGAGTCTTCGACATAGAAAGGTTCAGGAAAAAAGCAGTTCGTTGTAAGGGTTGCGGGAAAACCATACATAGATATTTTTATGAATGGGAGAAAGCTAAGAAAGGGTTTGTCTGTAGTCCCGCTTGTAAGTCCAAGTGGTTTAGGTCAAAGGACTTCAAGGGGAAGAACAGTGGGAACTACAAATCAAGAGAAAGACAGAAATGCCTTTATTGTGGTAAGTTCACAAGCACGCCCTCAGATCGCAACCGAGACAAGAAGTATTGCAACAATTCATGTCAGCTCAAATACGAGTTAAAGCATGGATTAAGGGTGAACGAGATTACTAAGAAAGCTGGTATGACGCATTGCCAGAAAGGACACCCGTTCGATGAGAAAAATACCTATAACACAGTAGATCGTTATGGGAAAAAACATCGTCAGTGCAAGGCTTGTAAGAAACAACGAGAGGCTAAATACCGAGCCAAGAAACGTAAAGACAGTAACACCTCCACGAGCGCGCTACCCGTAAAGGGATGATATAGTCTGGACAACGTAGTAATACGTTGAAGTAGAGGATAAAGAGCCTACTACGGTAACAGTACGGACGGTACAAATGACAATGTGTACGGTGGGATTAACCGTACCAACAACACTTGGTGGAAGGGAAGTTACGTTGCCTCTGTAGGCGCGTTTGCGGTATCCATTCTCTCAACTCGTCTTGACGATATTGAGGACAATGGTAAAGCGGTAGACCTCCACCTTACAACTCTGGCTATGTGGACAGCTTACGAGCAGACACTTCACCCACAGGCGAGATTTGAGTTTAGTTCAGGTGGCTTCCCGAAAGCGGATGGCGGCTTTGATAAGTTGACCTACCGTGGAGCGGAAGTTCTGAAAGACCCAAGATGTACGGCTGGTTTCTGGTATATGCTCAATATGAACACCATTGATTATTACTACCTCAACCACCCGACATTTAAGACCGACAACAGGGGCTTTACTTTATGGCCGCTGCATGAACCGACTTCCCAGGACGGCAAGATTGGATTCTTGCTCTGGTATGGCGCGTTCATCACTACTAATCCTCGCCACAATGGGGTTATTAGGGGGTTGACGTAAAATGGCAGAAGCAGATATTTTTGATGAAAACAAAGGCCGGTTTACTGATTCGGCTGGTAGTGAGTTCGTCAACGCTCGCGCTGGAAGCGGGGGATTGGCAGCAGGGGACGTTGTTACTTTTAATTCAACCCTCTCTACAGCCTCTATCTACCAAGTCTTGAATACGTCTACAACCGCCGAAGACCAAAGCGTAGTTGGCGTGTGTACGGAGACTATTGCCAGCGGTTCCTATGGCAAGATTCAAACTTTCGGCCACAACACTACGGTCAAGATTGATGGAACTACGACCTCTGTAGCCATTGGCGACAACATTTGTCAAAGCGTGACAGCCGCGAAAGCCCAGAAGTTTGAAGCAATCACGGTTAGCCCAGCTAATGGTGGGGCAAGACTCGGCATTTGTATGGCAACGGTAGCGAGTGGTAGCGATACCACGTTCGCCTGTTTCATTGACCCAAGGTAAGGGGGGGCTATGGCTAGAGGAACAAGAGTTACGGCCTGCCCTCTTTACAAATTGGGACTTGATGATGACGGAACCGCAGACGTAACTGGAGCCAGGACTGTTTCTGGCATTCAGACGTTTACCGGAGCCAACACCCATGCAGGGATTGAAACCCATGCAGGAGCGGAAACGCACGCTGGCGACGAAAGCCACACCGGCAAGGAAACCTTTGTGGAGTATTCACAGGGGGCCGCAGCCGGTGGGGATGGGTACAAGGAGTTCAAGACAGCTATGGCCTCTGGTGGGGCTTTGGCTAATGGAGATTTGGTCATGTTTGACCCGACCCTCTCCACAGCGACTTCATATCGTGTCTTGGCTTCCTCGACCACGGCTCAAGATGCCAGAATCATAGGTGTTGCTACGGAAACAATCGCTAGTGCCGCCTTTGGTGAGATTCAGATTTACGGTCATCACACGGCAGTTAAGGTTGATGGTACAACTACTTCGGTAGCTATCGGCGATCAGATTGCTGGTGGGATAGTGGCGAAAAAGGCTTCTAAGCTGGAGTACGCCAATCGGTCGGCTACGCTAGGCGGGATTAGTCTAGGAACGTGCATGGCGACAGTTGCCAGCGGTTCTGACACTACCTTTGCCTGCTTCATCGACCCCAGGTAACTAAATTTGATAGGGGTGGGTATTTCCTGGTACTCCACCCCTATCATTACCTATGTGCCAGGAGGCATAGCTAATGATTGATATTATTATGGTTAATTACAATTCAGACGATGAACTCAAGAAGTTAATACCAACGCTTGAGAAGCACACCAAGGACTACAGACTCACGATAGTAGACAACGCATCCAAGGACACAACATACCTCAAGACACTGGACGACAAAGCCCAAGTAATCTACAACGATGAGAACCTTGGGTATGCGGCTGGTGTCAATATAGGCATGAGAGCCACAGAGAACCCGTATGCGGTGTTTGTGAACCCTGACTGTAGGGTAACAGTCGGATGGCTTGAGGGGCTTGTAGGAGTCCTTAAAAGTGACGCTAAGATAGCGGCTACTGGCCCCATGCTTTACGACGACAAGAACTCTGAGTATGCGGGCAACCCAACCTATGTGCCGTTGTCATTGACTGTGGACATGGAAGTTAATTGGGTGTCGGGTGCAGTCTTTTGTGTAAATCGCAAAGCCTGGGAAGAAATCGGAGAGTTCCGAGAAGAATACTTCTTCATGTGGGAGGAAACAGACTGGTGTCAGATAGCCGTCAATAAGGGCTATAAGATACGTCAAGCCGCAGATTCTATAGTGATTCATGCAGGAGGCGAGAGCTGTAAGGGTGAGACAGCGTTCTTCGTAAAGCATTACCAGTTCGGGAAGAACCTGTTTTACAAGAGACACCCGAAGTCAGGCAAAAAACGTGTTCTGATCGCAACACCCAGTTATGGTGATGTAAAAGCGCAGTACCACATCAACTACATGAACCTGTTGGTGCGGTTAATGAAACTACAGTTTACAGAGGAAGAATATGAGTTCTTCCCTTTAACCATCTACAACCAGTTTGTCTATGACGCTAGAAACAAGGCGGTAGAGACAGCACAGAGCGCCGGTTGTGACTACATCTTCTTTATTGATGCAGACATGATTGTGCCCCCCGATACATTTGAGCGATTGGTGGCGCACGACAAGGAGTGTGTTGGGTGTCTTGCCTTTAAGAGAGCCGCCCCATATTTGCCTCTAGTGTATCGACTTGAAGAAACAACTGAGGATGGGCGCTATAGGTTCGGTATCCGTGATGACTGGCCTAAAAACGAACTGACTAAAGTAGATGCAATCGGAGGGGCGTGTTTCCTGGTCAAGACTTCGGTGTTTGATAAATTAGAAAGACCGTATTTCTACATCAAAGAAAACACTGGTGAGGACATATGGTTTTCAATACTCATGATAGAAAAAGAGATTCCAATGTACGTGGATACAGGAGCGCCGGTCGGACACCTGGGAGAGATAATCGTAGGTGAAGATACCTACCGAGGCTATAAAGCACAGATGGAAGCACATAGAGCGAGCATATTAGGAGAGAGAGAAGAAGACAAGGAAAGCTTAATAGGAAAGGAAGTTAAATGAGTAATCGACCACCGAAAATTCTAGGAACGGCCACTGTTGCTAATGGGGCAACCCTGTCTAACGAGGTTAACCTAAGAGAATCAGGAAAACTCGTAGGGATAGAATGCCCGGCACTCACAAACAACGGGACAGTCAACATACACATAGCGAATACATCAGGAGGAACATACCGGCCACTTTTGCTCTCAGACCTTAGTGGTAATTGGGAGATTGCCAGCGGTACGGAAAACCTCTTTGTATTCGTCCCCGACCTCGCACCATTTCAATTTGTGAAGATAAAGCTAGGCACAGACCCCGGCGCAGATTCTCTGTTTGTCTTCATTGGGATTCAGTAATGGGCCAAAATCTCCTAACGGATAACCAGGCATCAGTTGAAACCGACACTACCGGCTTGTTTGCCAATGGTTCGTCAACAATAAGTAGAGATGCGACTGTGAACAAGCATGGCGTAGCGAGTCTTAAAACAATTACGGATAATGCCGCAGGAGGTGAAGGGTGGGGGTCTTTGAGTAGAGATGTTTCCGCTTCTCTCGCTTATACGGCAAGTGCGTGGGTCACTGGGAGTGGAACCGTAGTAATACAGATAAATGAAAGGAACTCTGGGGATGGTGATATTGGCAGTACATCGTCGGCCCAAATTACATTAACCGGCACGTTGACACGTTGTTCTGTCTCTCGGACGTTTGGAGCGACAGGAGTTAAGGCGAGGACTCGGATAATCACAGACTCCCAGCAAGGTATCACCTTCCACAGCGACAACATGCAATTAGAACAATCAGCAAGTGCAACACCGTGGCGCTTACCGTCCAGATGGAGTGCAAGAAACGCAGGTAGAGATTTGGTGGTTCATTTCTAGCCACTAAGTAATCAATGACCGCAATCAACCAGGAGGAAGAAAATGGGAGAAAAGTTTATTCCAATCGCAGATGTAATACCGACCTATGACCCAACCAAGATCGTCAAGCTCTACAATCCGTTCACTAAGATTTTCAAACATGCTTTTGATGGCAAAGAGGTCCAGGTTAAAGCAGGTCTATCAGACCATACCGAGCCATTGGCACATTTTCTGGCGAAGCATATTGCCACCGAAGAACTTGTACCGCCAGCAGTAAAGGCCGAGCTTGAGGAAAGACACAAACCTATGAACGAACGCAGTTGGGAGCATGTCCAAGAACTCTCTAAAGGAGTAGCCCCAGCCGTCATCAACAAACGTGCGGCAGAACTGGTGTTAGACCCGACAAACAAGAAGGACGCAAAGAAAATCAAAGAGCTGGAAGCAGCTTAAAGATTGAACATTAGGGAACCGTCAATTCCCTTTTGTTGAGTTTTTAAGAGAAAGGAACACGCATGGCTAACGACAAAGTTGAAATAACCGCTGGTAGTGGAACTAATGTTGATGTTGAAATAGAGGCTGGCGGGGACGCAAGACAAAATATATGTATTGCTGACAAGACAACAACGGCAGGAGTAGCCCCTGTTGATGGCACGGCTGGGCTAAAGGTTAATTTAGGTTCAGATAATGATGTTACCAACGGAGGAACGTTTGCCACCCAGGCCACACTACAAGCAGGTACGGCAGAAGTTGGGAAGCTGGCAGCGGGTGTTGCCGAGATAGGCAATGTTAAGAACTCGGGGGCATTTGCGGTTCAGTCCACACTCCAAACCGGCTCAGCCGCCATAGGAAAACTAGCCGCCAACGACGGGGTAGACATTGGTGATGTTGATGTAGCCTCTGTTGCTGGGTTGACCATGAGTAATGCCGCAGCCCAGACAACAGGTGATGAGGCCAATGATGCGATTGATGCCGGTAACCCAATAAAGATCGGCTTTAAAGCGCAAGACCCTTGGGCGCAACCAGAAGAAGTTGCTGACAATGACCGGGTGAATGCACTTGCTGATGAGAATGGTTATCAGCGTGTGCGGGGCGATCTCGACCCCAAGTCGGCAATTATTAACGACAACACAAGCGGAGACAATGAAATTATCGCAGCAGTAGCGACTAAGAGAATTGCTATATGGTCGGTAATAGCCATCTCTGACGGGACAACCGATGTTCGTTTTGAAGATGGCGCAGGGGGGACGGCTTTTACTGGTCAGATGCCATTACAGGCTAGAGAAGGTTTTACCTACTCAGCGGGTGGATTGATTCCATTGTGGGTTGGAGCCGTTAACACAGCTTTTAGCATGGAGCTTACCGCCGCTGTCTTCGTACATGGGTCAGTAACTTATTCGGTCATGGACGACTAGGAGGATATATGGCACTTAAAACATATTCGTCAAACCAAAAGAAGAAAACACCAAAAGAAGATGATAGAGAGCCATCAGGAGTGGCTTGTACCGAGAAACACCTTATTGATAAAAGGTGGCGTAACTGTAAGGGAGAAATGATGATTGTTCAGCCAATCGAGGAACACTATGCAAAAGGCAGAGCAGGAGAGCCAGGGGCAGTTAAGACCAGCCTTAAAAGAGCTGTCTGTAGTGAATGTAATTGGAAGGGTTGGGTGTAAGGGATGGCTACCGCCTCAATAATCCTACCTATCCATTCAGCAAAACTAGTTGGAGGAATCGTCACAAGTGGCTCTCCTGCACAAGGGGCAGGGATAGACGGAGGTAGTGACCTCTGGAAACTTCTGTTCGACGCTACCACAGCGGAAGCGGCAGTATGGCAGTTCCGTATGCCGTCTAACTTCGCATCTACTCTTGTCTCAAAGATTCAATACGCTATGGCATCAGCCACGGCCGATACAGTTGCTTTTGATATAGCGATTATGGCGGTGGCAGACGGAGAAGATATTGATACCCCTAGCCTTGATACCGTTAACTCCACAGGAGCTATCACAGTCCCAGGTACGGCAGGGTTCTTAGATAGTCTCTCAACTGACCTAGCCAACGAAGACAGCGTAGCCGCAGGAGAACTCTGTGTTGTTCAGCTTTCAAGAGATGTGGCTTTAGATTCTGCCACCGGGGATGCAGAAGTGACCTCGTTTGGCCTCGACTACACAACCTCGTGATAAGGAGTAAGCATGGCACTTCATAAGAACAAAATAGCTCAGGCTCTTGTCCAGGGAGCAATAGAAGTCATTGACTTAATTCAAGAAGCGGATACGAAATTGGATGATTTTGTAACTAAGTTTGACGCTAAAGGGATTGATTTAACAGACACAAACATTACGGCCGGTCAACTAGCGGCTCTAAGGACGTTTAAGACCGACCTAAACGCTTTAGCTAACGGAGTAGTGTCTACTACCCTAAAAAGTAAAGATCACCCCTCACATGGCACAGGAGCACTTGGTTAGATGTCGATACTTTTTGTAGATAGTGCTGACCAAGTAAATATTGCCGATAGTACCGACTTTGATGATACAACCCAATTAGCGGTATCTATTTGGTTTAATCAAGCGGCGCTAACAGCTAATAAGGCTCTATGTTCTAAGTGGGCACAAGCATCCCAAGCGGCCTGGGCAATACAGACAGATGGTAGCAACGCGGGTGATTTAGAGTTTTGGGCAACGGCGACAGTTGGTGGAGCCGGGGCAGACAGGCTAGACTCTATAACTTTTGATAACTCTGGTGGTCTGTTCAGTGCTAACACCTGGAACCATGTTTTATTTGCCTATGACGGCACTCAAGGGACAGATGCAGGGAAAATACGGTGCTGGCTTAACGGTTCCGAAACCACCAACACCTACACGGGGACAATACCTACCTCTCTGCCTAACGCTTCATCAGCAATGACCATTGCCGACATGACCTCTGGTCTTGACCGAAACTGGAATGGCTCGCTTACAGAACTAGCAATATGGAAAGGCACGGTCATGACAGCCGCCGAGATTGCCTTACTTTGTGATTCAAGAGTAAAGCGGATACCCTTACAGGTTCAGGCTGCTAATCTTGTTGGGTTCTGGCCTATGGATGATGGGGCCGCAGGGACAAGCGCAAGCGGAGATAGTGTCTTTGATTTATCGGGCAACGCCCATACTGGTACTGGTGCAGGTGGAGCTTCTGTTGTCTGGGAGGCAGAGGAAGTATTAAGTTATCCGTCTGGAATTATCACCCCAAGCGCCATTGACGCGCCAGGGGTAGGGATTGCCTCTCAAAGACTTTTAGTGGGACACGGAGCATAAGATGACGCTTTTGTTTTTACTTAGAAACTCAGATGTAACTGTTCCGTTTCCAACTAAGGCCAAGCTTAACGTCAAACCGGATTCAGCAGACAATACGTTTAGGGCAAAGATAAGTACTGTCGTTTTGCCTAAAACCAAAGTAAGTTCACCTCCCAGCCTCAAGGAGAGATAATGCCAATATTAAGAATACCGCCACCCGATATATCGAGCAATCAAACCACTAAACTTACTGCGGCCTTAGCGGCGGCGGGAACGGCTGTCACGGCTGAAAATACCGCCGGTATTGTTGCGGGGGACTATGTTGTGTTCGGTAATGTCGGGGAAGAAAAGACAGAAGTTAAGTTGATTTCAGCAGTTGCAGACGTAAACTCCATGACTACGGCAGCGGTAGACTTTGCTCACAGCATTGGCGCACCTATCACCAAGACAGACTTCAACCAGATACGGATTCAAAGCGCCACCTCTGAAACAGGTACGTTCACAACTATTGTTACAGTCAACATTCAGTACGATCATCCTGAGACAATATACCAGGACACTTCTGGGGCAAGCACGACCTGGTATAAGTTTGCTTACTTTGATTCTGATGATTCCATTGTCACAGACTTCTCGGATGCAATACAAGCTACGGGATACAAGGCAAGGTCTTTAGGGCGTATGATTATTGATATTCGCAGGGAGCTACGGATACAGGACGACCAGAGCGTAATCACTGACGACGAGTTGATAAGTATGATAAACAACTCACACACTGAATTAGCCGATGAAAGAAGCTGGCCTTTTCTGGAAACTACATCATCGGCTAGCACAACCGACAGCACACAGACAGTGGCTTTGCCGACCAACATAAAACCCGGAACACTAACTGCTATCAATATTCTTGTTTCAGGAGTCAACTACCAACCTAAGTACATTCCCTACAACGAGTTCCTAAGACTCGACAGGAGTGATGGCCTTGAAGCAACACAGTCGGCAATCACCAGGTACACTATCTGGGATGACGATGTGTTTCTGTGGCCTATCCCTGAGAGTACGGGTTCTTCCGATGTGACTTTTTATCACCACAAAATACCTGATGTTCTCTCGGACATTAACGCCCAGTCTGATTTCCCTAATGTTGATTATTTTATCTACGATGTTTGTCACCATCTGTCAGCGGCATTAGAGAGGTCGGCTAGACAGATAGATAACTTTGAGAGATTAAGGGGTAGAGCGTTTGTGCGTATGTCCAGGTATGGAGCAAAACAATCAGAGCGCCCGACAAGAGTGCGCCGCATTCACACAGATACAGTCCTTGACCCGAACTTCTTTACCGAGATTACATCAGACTAATGCCCAAGTACACGATTGATAATTTCAGTGGAGGGCAGGTCAACAACCGTGGGCCTTTCAATGTAGAGATAAATGAGGCTCGTTTAGCGCTGAACACTGATTTATCTAAAAGAGATGGGTCGCTAAAGAGGCGAGATGGTTACACCCAACTGGGGGCGGCTATATCCTCTAGCGCCATAAACGGCATGGGGGTCTTTAGCTTTCACTCAGGCAGTAATGCCACCGTTAACTACACAGCAGCGGCAAAGCCAGATGATTCAGACCCTGCCTGGGATTTGAACGATGTTGGAACGGTAGTGCCTGCGGTAAGTGGTGGAATACTAACGCTTGCAGACACTAACGGGGATTCACAGGCCAACTATGACATAGACACCATCAGCGCCTTTGACAACAGCGTAGGAATAACAGCAGAAATACGATTAAACCCCACGGTTCTACCCGGCTTTACTGGCCCCGGGATGATTCTTGAGGACGGGACAAAAAGAGTCCAGGTGGTCATAGGGAATACCGGGGTTAGGGTGTTTGGAACATCGGGGTCTAACGTAGCGAACTTTACCACAACGACTACCGATGGCTTCCATATATATCGGGCTACCCTTAAAGGGTCTGTAGCTAATATCTATATGGATGGGTCGTTGATTTTAGAATACACAACCCCAACCGGCACTTCCAATAAACAGATAACTTTCGGGGACATTATCGGAGCAAACTCTATCCATACCTCTAAGTGGGATTACGTTAAGTATTGGAGTGATGGTGCGTGGGCTCCTGACGTACAAGAGATTATGATTGTCGCCAACGGGGTTGACCTTTACCGCTGGGACAACAACACCTTTAATGCCCTATCACAGACGCTCACAGCAGGCCATGTATTCATGGTGGACTTCTTGGGGAAACTCTTTGTCAGTAATGGTTTTGAGGCCTTACGGACGACCACGGGGACAGCAGCAACCACGCTAACGACAGGGGATGCCGCTAATGCTCCTGTATTCAGATACATCGAGAGGTTCTTTGACCGCATCTACGGGGCTTACGAAGACTCTAATCCTGACCGGGTATGGTTTTCTTCCCCTCCAATAGATTTAGTTGCTCATGTGCGAGGAACACACACAGCAGCAACCACGGTTGAGGTGACAAGCACTAAATATATTAAGGCCGGGGACGTTGTTGATGTGTTCACCCATGCAACTAGCAGCAAGACCACCGGGGGAGACTCTAACACCGTGGCGAGCATCACAGATGAAGATACGATGGTCTTAAACTCTGCTCT